CATGAGGTCCCCTTATTCTTTTGGAACAGGTTCACCCTTGGTTGAGTTGAAAACTCGGTTTAAATTATCCGGGTTGGAAATCAATCTTAATCTTTTGTAAGAAGATTAGTGACTCTCGAACAAATGGATAAGGCTAAGGTAGCAAAGGACCGTAAGGTCTTTTACCTTAGAAGTGGCTCTTGACACTTGGCGTCCCCATTTTTGGGAACAGCGCAAGGTTTCAAAACCACTCCTTTCAAAATCTTTAATATGAAAAAACAGAAAAGAATTTCAAGAATTCCTTCCTATTTGATCTATAAAAGTGTTTTGAAGGAGGGCCAGAAACTGGTTGCCCTAGAAAGTGAAAACTTTCTAGCTATCTTAATGTATTTTGGGTGAAAAATAACGTCACTCATTATACATCGGGATAGAAAGATCACTAATAAGCTAAAAGTCTTTTACCGGTTCGGTAGGTACCTAGTCTTCTTAAATAAGAAGCATGGGTCACTCTTCACCGTAAAATACCTTAAGGCCTCTTTATTGGCTATACAACGAGCAATAGCAGGGGATCCAGTGAAATCTCTTCGTGAGATTGAACCAGATTTACCTCTGCCTCGCTTAAGTACTAGTGGATTGCCTTGTTGAATAGGATCTCGGGATCGGAGAGCGATTATGTCTCTCTCCCTTTCCGTTGTCCAATTCTATATGACAATCTTTAGTTTGCATCGGGTCATATCAGCACCCGTTGCAGCTAAATTATCCACTATTACTGATCCTTTCTGTGGGAACCAAAGTTATCTCGAGGGGTCTTTGGGCTTTTTTGAAAATTTCAAAAAGCTTATTAGAGTACCAAAAGTTAATCTTCGGGGACCTAAAGGTCGGGACGTTGTTTTGTTACAGCTGATGACCACTTCCTCTAGTAATCTTAGATATTCTTGATTAGGATGAGCATATGATGCTTTCTTAATTAGGAATAATCCTATGATGTATTCTTTATTTAGAAAATGACTCGAGTTAACAAAAAACTTTGAGTTACTTTCGATATTGAATATGTCTCGATCTAAGCCTTCTTACTGTGAAGGTCTTAGACCGGACCCATCATTAGGTCGTCTAAGCTTTAAAGAAGAAGCAGCTGGAAAACTAAGAGTATTTGCAATGGTAGATAGCTGAACTCAGTCTATCATGAAACCATTACATGATCTTATTTTTTCCATCTTGGCGTCAATTGATAACGATGCTACTTTTGATCAGGATTCGGCTTTTAAAAGAGCCGTTTCTAAATCAAAGCAGTATGGTCATTCTTTTGGTTTTGACTTGTCTGCAGCTACAGATCGCTTACCATTAATTCTACAAATTAAGATATTAAGTGGAATTATTGGTGGTCATTTAGCTTCTCTTTGAGGAGTTATTTTGACCGCTCGCTTTTATACACTTCCAAAGGAAGTTAAGTATAATATTGAGTTTGATCGGTTGATATATGCAGTTGGTCAACCTATGGGAGCTTTAAGTTCGTGAGGTATGCTCGCATTAACTCACCATGCTATTGTTCAGTATTGTAACCATTTAATTGGTAACAAGACATGAACTGAAGCTTATGAGATTTTAGGAGATGACATTGTCATTTTCTATCCTCCGTTAGCTTCGAAATACGTGGAAGTTATGGCTCTATTTGGGGTGTCCCTTAATATGAGTAAGAGTGTTATCTCACACGGAAAGGAGCCCGTTGTCGAGTTCGCAAAAAGAACATCATTAAAAGGTGAGGATATTTCTCCTCTTTCACTGAAAATGTTCCTAAATCAGGATCATTTTGCTGGAAAGTTGAGTATATTCGCATGATGATCAAAAAGGATAAAAGGTTTCTACCTTTCTTCCTTTAAAATCATTATGAACCGTTACAGATGGGATAAGAGACCTGGTGAGAGCAAATTTGCTCTCTTGGGTCTTCTTTCTCTCTGTATTAAAAACGGTATACTCCCTTTTGAATGGGTTCTTCGAGACCTCAAAGACAATAGAATGGTTTTTAGGAAAAAGAAAGGGAACCTTACTATAAGTGAGTATGACTCCAAGTGAGGTTACCAGGTATCTAATGCTCTTTTAAAAGGGCAAGATATATCTTCTTTTGTTCCTAGGACCACTAATGCTTACATGTTTGAGCAGAGATGGTATAAAGTTGCCATTATCCGGAAAATGGAAGGACTATGTAAAGCCTACCTAAAATGAGATCCATTCGATTTTAAACGAATGATATTTCAGAGGGTTGGTCTTATTAGTCCTTTCATGGCCGCCGATGACTTCAAGCCTTCTATTAAACGGACAGTTAAGTGTTTAGAATCTGGGAAGATTTTCCCTAATTTTAGACATCTTTCTGACTTGTTTGATGGAAATTTTGAAGAGTATTATAGACGTGGTAGATGAGTTGGGAAGCTTTCTTTGAAAGGTTCTCAGATCGAATACCACGCCCTTAATCCTAAGGATATTAAGGATCAAAAGGTTATTAAAATAATTCGCTTTCGAGTTATTGAAGTATCTTATGATTCTATCGGTTCAAGAATTTCTCTTGAATCGTTAAGACGATCCCCTGGTAGCACACAGTGAACTGAGCACTCTAGCTTAGTTTACAATGCTACTTTTGTGAATCACTTATGATTTCCTTTCATTGATTGCCATCTGGCTAATGCATTCCTGACTTTAAGATTTTACTCTCGTATGGAACTTTCCAAATACTCACTTGAGTTATTGGTTAAGTTTCTTGGAGAGGTTGAATCTTCCGCCTCTATCCTCAGTAATTTCCTTACTGATAAACGAGAACCTAAAATCATGGAAGATAACTTATCTTTTCTGAAATTCATTGTTGATTCAATGAATAGTAAGATTAGATCAGGTCAATCAAACATGAAATTAGCTTTACAATCATCCTGAGATGAAGTGAAGTCTCTACTTCCGCCTACTTTACCTCTTAGAGGTAGTGGACCGGTTAGTGGAGAATATCCTTATATGAAGTTCGGACCCAAACCCGGGTCTGTTCCTCTAAGGGATAATATTTCACTTAATGCAGGATGACCCGGATCAGTAGCGAACCCTTTAGATGGAAAGGTTGTAAAACCTTTCATATCTATTGAGCCGCTACCTCCGAAAGAAATGCCGCCTTTTAATAAGGCGTATTTGTATTCTCGTCAACCAGGAGGTATTCCTAAGGGAGGAGAGGGTGGTCTAGTTCCTAATTCTCTTCAAGATGAAATGATGAGATTAAAGAAACTAAATCAGAAAGTCCAAACCGGATTAGCAAAAGAAGAGAGGGAGGAGGTAAGTAACGTTCCTAAGATTAGCGTTTTTTTAGAGATGTGATTTAAGTTAGTTACCTGATTCTTTTATTGAATCTGGCTGCTTCTTATATCATTAATCTTTCTAGTGG